TTTTGAACGATTAATGCCATAACACCTAAACCCTTGTATTAAAACAGGTAAAGCTCAATATCGCTTTCTTAAACCCTTACTATGTACGCATAAATGTACACAAATGAAAATGTTGAAGTTTTCTAGCAAGCTGTAAAAATTCGCATCAAGTATATAGTATGGGAAATATGCTAACAATCATCGAAACCGCTTAAAACTGACTAATTTAATGATTATTAGCATCAAAGTTATTTATATAGCTTTTTTTGACTGTTCTATTTTCTGGCACTTTTCCTCCCATTCAATTATGTCTTGAGTTAAATAACGTTTCATTGTGCCGCCTGAAGAATCAAAAGCTGGGGCAGGGAATGGTATTCCCCAGGGTGTTTTTGCTTCCCATCTATTTAATGTACGTTTGGTAATATGAAACATTTCACAAACGCTATTAGATGTTAGATATTTACTCATCATCATGACACCTCCTTCAAACTTTGCTTAACTGAGTCAGGCAAATCAAATACATCTTTAAATGCCTGATCAAAACCGCCGTCATTAATAAAGCTATCTATAGTGTTTCTAGGTTTAGCCCACCATAAAATTGCACTATCTAAATGTTCACTATCAAAAGACGCTATTAAAAAATGCTCTGGTGTAGGAGGTACTGGTTTAAATCCTGTCCACTCACCATTTGCATTAGGATCAATTATTTCCAGATCTATTGAAGTATCGATTGAAATATCAATGTTTCCATTTGCTTGAAGGAGATTCCATTCTTCAGCAGTATATCCGCGCTCTTCATCACATTTTGCTAAAGGATCTATCTCACAGAAATCAGGATGAAACCACCAGCAAAGATCTTCAGGTAATTCGACAGGTATTAATTGCTTAATCATTAGCTGGCTCCTGAGTTTCGATTAAAAACAGAGACATGATTTCAGTGCCAACTTCATAACGGTGTTCACCATTATCAACTTCCTCTTGAGTAACAATGTGGTCCACTGCATAGCCCGATTCTGCTAAAACTATTCCATACCCGACTTGCTGGAAGTTTCCGTCTTCAGCTGGATTACATAATTGATCAGCAAGTCTTTCTCTGAAGCTCTCAATGGCACACTCAGCTTCATGTTTCGCTTCTGCTAAAGTGTCGTGAACTTCATGGTTTTCACCATCATGACTGAAATACTTAGTGTTTTTAGTTGGCACCAAAACAAAATCACCGAGCTGCTCAAGAATCACATCAATTATTTTTTCACCATCCAAACGGAATGGATCTGCTTTAATGCCCGAAGCTTCGAGCTGGTGACAAACAGCATTCTCAATGGCCACCACAATTTTTGAATCATTAAGCTTCATAACTTTTCGCCTCCTTTGGACTCTCTCCTAAGGCGGTCCAGTGAGTAATTTTTTCCTGAATTAGCGCTTCACCGCTAATAGGGCAAGAAAAGCCGAAATGATTTTCCCAGTCAGCTGCTATTTGCTCACCTTCGATAAAAATTTGATAACGTCCATTGATGTGCGGTGATTGTTTTTCGTAATCAATCCAATTCGGCACCGCTTTGGCTGCTTGCCATATTTCATGTGACAACTGAACGTATGAACTACGATATTTGCCATTGCGAATTTCAAAAACAGATTCAAAAGGACAGTCTTTGTTTTTTAATGACTCAACCATTCCCTTATAAAAATTAGTCTTTGAAAATGCTAATTCAAAAGCTTCATCTTTCTTAATATCCATTACACCACCAATCTTTTATTAAAATAGAAAATTAAGTCTTAAAACCTCTCTACTTATTTATTTAAGTAGAGAAGTAGCTCTTAGCTAACAACTTCATATTTTGATAACTGAACACTCAGAATCTTGTTGCTCCTGATATTCCATTCAATCTCATCAAGACCAAATGTTTGCTGTAAAAGAGCACTGAGCTGTTCAAAGCTAAGGTTTAGGTCACTACGTCTGGTTACTACGGTACTGATCATCTGTTTACAGTTTTCTAAAGAAAAAGGCTGATTTTCTTCAGTGATTAAAGGCTCAGTTTTAGGTGAAGATATATTTTCTGGATCAGAACTTTTTAGAGGTTTCACGATTGCCTGTTCTTCGACTATTGGCTTCGCTTCTTCTTTAGATGAACCGACCATAACTTTAAATGCTTCAGCTGCAGCTACGCTTTTTAAAAAACACTCAGCTGCTTCTTGTACTTTTGCATTCATTGAACGTTGAACCAGCTCTTGAGCATGATGAAAAAGGTAATCCCTATCAGCACCTGAGATATCCAGCATTTTTTTCAAGCCTAAGCGTTCCCACTGAACAATGACGGCTGTACAACGGCTCATCTGTAATGGAATCTGACGTAATTCACTTTCAGAAAATTCGCTATAGGACTTTTGGGTCTTACTTAAAGATTCAGGTGCAACCTCCTGAGTTTCTCGTTTAACAACTGAAGCCTTAGGGGTTAAATCATCCAGAGTCTGATGCTTAGCAATCTGTTCCGTTGTATCCATCTTTGGTTCTGCATTTTTGGTTTTGAGAGCCTTAGGTAAATACCAGGCTTCATCTTCTTTATAGGCTGAAATATCAGTCAGAACTTCACGTACAGTTTTATTACTTAACTGGCAAATCGTCATTATCTGTGCGATTTGCAGGCCGGTAGGTGCATCATTTAGTGCACTGATTATTTTTTGCTTGGCTTTATCCAAAGCATTTTTACTGTTGTAACGTTTTAGATCAGCTGCTGAATTCATTACATTCTCCAGTTGGCTTCTTTAAATTTTGCGTTAGTGAGAAGAGCTTCAATTTCAAACAGGCCGACATTGGTAAAGATGTGATCCATCTTGCAGCCAAAGACAGTCAGGGTGCGGGTGATAGATGAGTATGTGTATTTCATAGTGGTACCGCCGTATATCTATTATGGAATTTGCCACCCCGAAGGGTGACATGGCCCTTAATCACTGATCTCTGCATAGCGACGGTCATAAGCTTCATTGATCCGCGCCGTATCATCATCTGGAAGGCTATTGATTGCCGGATCACTCATGATGTCATTCAGACGGTCTACATTTTGGGCAGCATCAATATGGGCTATATAGGAATCCACCAGACTTACCGCATCAGCGAAAATATCCTGCTGTGACAGCACTTCTTTGCGCTGTGCGTAGAGACTCAACAGGTCGTTATAATCTTCCACCGTCATTTTGGCCTTATGGTTTTTAATACTCTGAGCTGTTTCAGTCTCTAGCTGATGCACATCCTGAGTATCTGCAATCATTCGTTCCAGTCCTGCCCGGGTAGAAGTGCTCTTGATCTTGTCTACTGGTGCCTGTCCTTGCTGATAAACACTTTGCTCATCAAGACGCTGTTTGACGTAAGCCAATAAGTAATTTCTGTCGACCTCAGTTAATTTGGTTTCCTTCTCGATCTGACTTTTTAAACCATTGATAGAGCTGGCCTGAACGGTACTGGTGAGCGTCTTCATATAGCTCTTTTTAATTTCAGCAGACTTGTTTACATCGACCTGAGCAGTTTCTGATGTTTTATTTTGCTGGATCAAGTCCTCAGCTTCTTGCTGTAGCCGTTTAAGATCTTCCACAGTCAACCCTGCCTCTACGACCTCATTCTCTGTAGAATTCTGGACATTTTCAGCTTCAACAACTTTTGGCTGTTTACGTGCACGTGGTTTCTTTTCTTCCTGAACTGGCTGTTGCTCGGCTTGCTGTTCTACAGGTGCTTCTTTAACGACATTGGCCTTAAGGTCAGAGGTAGTCACCGGTGAGGTCTGCTGTGCTGGTTCTGGCGTCACATCAATAATGGCGTCCTGTTCTTCTTCCTGAGTCCGGATACCCATTAACACTTCTGGTGCGTAGATCCGGCCAAAGAATGAGGCAGCACGATAACGCAGCATCTGTTCAGGCATGGTTTGCCATTTAGATCCGTTCTTTTGATACCAGCCCTCTTTTACTGCCATTTCCATTGAGATTTCAGCAGATTCAAGACGCTCACCTGTAGCTGTTTCAATGGCCCATGCTTTACAGGTGATATTGCGTAGCTTGACAGTATGGACTTTTTCTTCTGGCAGACTCTTGCGGGCGCGCTCATTCCACTTCCATTCCTTGGTGGTGTAGGTCACTTCCACTTCACCACGGTCTTGCATTTCAAAGCGCAGCGGTGAGTACTTGCCAGAGGTATTAATTGCCCCGATCACGAATTGTGATGACCAGGCTGGACGACCTTCTACAATATAAAGGTTCTGCATAATCATCAGCGGATCGGCACCCATGCGGTTTGCCATATTCAGGGCAATGACACAGTTGGCCAGACCATTCGGATTAGGTTCACTACGGTACAGCCAGTTTCCATTCTGGTCTTTACCATCTTTGATCTTTAGTGTATCGCGGTAAACTTCCGGTACCATGGTTGAGGCGGCAAGCATTTTGGCAATACGTTGTGCCAGTTCAAAACCTTCCAGTGAAGTCAGACTGACTTCAACGGGTCTAGGTGCTGCTACAGCAGTCTGACGTGAGGTGCGGATCTGTTCAGCAGTCATTACTTGAGAAGTCATTGTTTTAATCCTTATAAAAATTATTTGCAAAATTTGCAGGTGTGATAAACAGGGCAGTATTTGTCATGACACATCATTGATTTTGAGTTGCCGTAAAATACACCGTGCTTAATGAGTTTTGCTGCGTGGTGCAGTAGTCCAGGTTCTTCTTCGGTACCTAGAAGTACCTCTGCAGGTGAGTCGATTTCACCGATACCGACGTGCTGACCTTTATCTGTTTTTCCGGTAGTCAGGCCGTAGATACGGGCAGGGGCCAGTACCGGTTCTTGCAGTGCATGACTGGCCAATACGGTATAAATCCCCATTTGTGGCGCATGACCAATAGTTTTAACCACGCCATCACTACCTACGGAGCTTTTACCGGTCTTGATGTCGCCGATTCCTAATTCACCTTCATCGTTTTCATAGATGCGGTCAATGGTGCCTGTAAGCTCAATACCCAGATCAGCAAGGATGAGAGATTCACAGCGCACTTCCACACCTATAAATTTTTGAGTTGGTGCAATATGAGTGATGTACTTTTGCACTAATGAATGACCAATTGCCTCAGCAGCATTCTGATCCAGGTCAGACCAATCTACCTCCTCACCTGGCTGCCAGATCTGGTGATGCAGGATCTCGCGGCATTCTTCCAGAGTGACGTCTTCACCCATCAGGTTCAGATAGTCCCACTGGGTTACTGCTTCATGAACTGCTGTACCTAAGCGCGTGCGTGCACCGGCTGGAGTGCGTTTGTTTAAAAGATTCTTGGCTTCCCAGCGTGCCGGACAGTCAAACAGGTCGGATAGGGAGCTGGCCCGGATTGGAATAATTTTGTCTGGATTTACGGCTGCATTCATTAACGCGCCTCCACAACCTGAACTAAAGCAGAATCAGTTTTAGAGAACTGTGCGTTATAGGCATGGGCTTGGACTGCTTGGGTTTCTGCATCATCGGCACAGCTGCGAAGCATGGCGACCAAGCCGATAAATAAGATTAGCAACAAGAGGAATGTGCAAAGGTCAGCGAAGATTGAGCGCGGTTTAGCGTACATCTCTTCTTGGGTAGGTTCTTGAAAGAGGATCTGAGTTGTTTGACTCTGAATTGGTTTTTGTTTCATAATAGCCTCGTAGTTTTTGAAAAGCCCGTTTGATTTCCAGTCAGTAGCGGGCTTTTTTTATTAGGTACGAGAAAAAATATACCTCTTAGGTAAAAATAAGTAAATACCTGACAGGTAAAATTATTAAAAATAATTTTTACTTTTTAGGTGTATTTTTTGTAAATTATTCAATAGAAAAAGAAAAACCCGCATAAAGCGGGTTAAAAATTCTTTCGATAAGTTTATATTTTTCTATATTGTCCCACTACTTTACCTACAAGACGGCAACCTTTGGGCAATTTCATAATTTGTTCAGGCCAATCTGGATTAAGGGGCTGTAAGTATTTTTGATTACCTTCAATAATTAATTTTTTGAAAGTAGCCTCTGTATCATCTGGACAGCAAACAATAACAAGGTCATCCGTTTTGAGATCACACATAGGGAAATCAGGATTCACATAAATTCTATCCTCAGGTTCAAAGCGAGGATACATCGATAAACCCTTTACTACTAATGCATAACCATTTTTGCCACAATCTTTATTAGGGGGAAGCCATTCATCGAATTCTGTATCTTCAGGAACAGAATCAATACCAGTCCAAGGCCCAGCTTGAACCCAGCTAATTACTGGGATCGGACGTCCCATAAGTTCTAACTTTTGAGAAAGATCGATATTGTTGTCTAGTGCTGGTGGCTTTTCAAAGTCATTATTTTTATTTATATGATCTAAATACCCTTTAGGCTTATTAAATGCAGTTTCAATTTTTTCTGCAGTCTCATCCCCAATTCTTTTTTTCGGATTCTTCCCTATGTATTGGCTCAATAAGTTATAAGACATGCCAATTTTTTCCGCAAAGCCTGTACGACTTAAACCGGACTCTTCTATTAAGTCTCTTGTATTCATGAGTCTTATTTCATGAATTTGCATTAAATCAGCCATCTAGAATCCACCCCCTTTACTTTCTCTACATATTTACCCTATGGGTATAAAAAATAAATACCCTGATAGGTTGAATAAATTTTACCTTGCAGGTATATTTATTTAAAAGTTACCTAACAGGTGTAATTATGTTGACCCTTTATGACTACTGGAAAGGCTTAAGCCGGGAAGAGCGAGTAGCATTTTGTGAAAAAACAAAAATCACATACAGCTATATGGAAGTTCATTTAATCCATGGTCGTAAAAAGCCCGGTATGGATACTCTTCAAGCAATTGTTGATGCCAGTAATAAAAAATTAACGCATGAGGGGCTATTTAATTTTTTCTTAAACAAAGCCCCAGCCGCATAAATATTCTGGTTCTTGAGCTCATACAAGTAAACGTGAATAAACAGAAGGATTCACAGATGGAATTTAGCAAAGAAGCACAAGCTGCACTGTATAAGATGATCCGTCACACACCAGGTATTGATGCAAAACAGATTGCTGAAGTAATCGGCGACTCTCATAAAACCGTTCTGAATTACGGCAATCCGAATATGGATTATCAGCCGAGTCTTAAAAAATTTGAGGCCATGCTCGAATACACAGAAAACCCGGCGGTACTTAAAGTATGGGCCCATAAGCTGAATCTCGCGCTAATCCCGACAGGTTGCGAAGGCGACAAGCATCGAGAGTTATCTGTGATCGAGGCCATGATGCAGGCAAATATCTGTAACGGGCAGGCCAACCAGAAAGTCTATGAAGCTTATGAAGATGGTGTGATTACACCGGCAGAGTATGAAGAGATTCACGGTATTTTTACACGAATTATTGAGTTTGCTAAAGCGGCTGATCAAGCAGCTTACAAGCAAATGCAGAAATATACCGCTACTACACAAACCGTAAAAAATGAAAAAGCCTGACGTGCGAAATCAGGCTTTTTCTAACTCATACAGGCATGAATGAATTATGAAAAAGAATTTATCAGAACTCGCTAGCAATAGCAAACCTGTTGATCTGAAACAGGATAAAAGCAGTTCAATGGCTAAACCTCTTTTGAAAAGTCGTAAGGCCAAACGCTGCTTTGTCGAACCTGTAGCTCTGTTCGTGTCTTCACTACAGCAGGAGGCCCTATGAACTCTGCAATTAATAACGCTGATGCTGATTATAGACACTTACAGCAAGTGCAGTCTTTCTATGATCCGGCTTTAAGAATTCTTGATGAGCTGTTTAAGCGTAATCAAAACAATCTGCGTGTCCGAAATCAGGACGTAAACAACGCCGCTGTACGAAAAACTGATTTGGCTGAGCGGCTGGCGCGCCGTTGCCGTATTAATGACTGGATGGCCAGTGAAGTGGTGGCGAGTCTGGTGAAATCAGGAACGGTTGAAGCGTTTGGAGGCTATGTGAAGCCTAAGGCGGGTGAAGTATGACAGCAGCTCAAGTAATCCCGTTTAAACAGCCTCAGCAACCAGTTAGAGAGGCTCGAATGTCTACACAAAAGCAAGAGGGCTATACAGACCTCCCTAATTTTATTTGCGATGAAGGTTATCTAGCTGCATTAAGTGGCGAGGCTATCAAGTGCCTGATTTTCTTAAATCGCCACATCAATGGCTTTCATCTGGAGCAAAAATCCATGGGTGAGGCATTAGTGATGAAAGTTACCGGTATAAGAGATAATCGTACCATACGCAAATACATGGCTGAATTGGCTAAGTATCAACTGGTCAGTATCTATAAAGAAACTGGAAAAAGTAATGTCTACAGTCTTACTTTCGAAAACCGCTTACCTATTAAACCAGTAACACCCCATGTTAGTGGTCAGGAGCAACCAGTAACATCTCATGCTACTGGTCAAAACCTAAAACCAGTGACACGCCATGTAGCTGCATCTGATGTACCGGGTACATGCCATGCTACTGCACCAGTGACATCACATGCTACTGCCACCAGTGACATGGCATGTCACCCTGTAAAAGAAATATATTTAAAAGAAAATATTAAAAATATACATACACAGGTTCCGCCTGAGAAATCAGTGGATGAGGTCTTAAATCTCTGGACTCCAGATATCAATCAGCTCAACGCATGGTTGCAACGTTCAGGCGTTATGCCAATGACTGAATCCTTGGTTCAAGAACTGCTTCTTGAAATCAACGCTCACTACGAAACAAAACTCAAAGCTGAGCTGATCACAGATACCCAGATGTACATGAATTTTGTGAAATGGGTAAAACGTAGCTTTCAGAGACCTCCTGTAAAAACCAGATCCTCTGAAAACCGTAACCAGAAAACTAATACAAGCCTGAACGTCAACGAAGCATGGAATCAAATACCAGCTGTTGAATACGCAGAAGTGGAACAGGTTGAAATCCCGGAGGACTTTGAATGAACGCTATGGCTATGCTCACAGGTGGACTTCAAAGCGTCCAGGAACTGTGCACTGAACACAACATTGCAAAAGTGAAAGCTGGACCAAACCAAATCTGCCCGCAGTGTGCGATTGAATTGGTGAATCAACAAAATCAGACCCGTCAGCACGAAGTAGACCAGATGGTTCGTGAAAAGCATTTTGCTGGCGCTACGCTTCCAGAACGTCATGCAGGTTCACGGTTCAAGAATTATACCGTTAGACATGCAGGTCAGCAGAATGCAGTAAACAGTGCTGTCTCTTACGTTCAATCTATTTTGAGTGGCGCTAAAAATAACTTTGTGATGGTTGGCAAAACCGGTACAGGAAAAACTCATCTGGCTTGTGCCTCAGCGCGTACGCTACTCACCAGAGGCATGTATGCCCGTTATATCACTAGTGAAGAAATGGCACAGCGGATCATGGATGCATGGGACAAAAAGAATCCGGACATCACCGAGAAATCAGTGATTCATGAGTTTACCCAGTATGACCTACTAATCCTGGATGAATACGGACTGCATGATCGGGATAAGCGCCGTGAACTGGTCCATAAAGTTTTATATGCACGTTATGACCGTATGAAGCCAACCATGCTGATTTCAAACATGACATTACATGACACAAAAGATGGCACCGGAAAAACTATACCTGGACTGATTTCAGATTTGGGAGATCGTTTATGGTCCAGATTTCAGCAGGGTAGCCTGACTGTGGTCGAATGCAATTGGGCTGATGCTCGATTAGGGGGTGGGATGTGAATTACTACCTAGAAATGAATCTCGAGCAGCTTCAAAAAGAACATGCCGAACTGCTGGCCTTTAATGAGAATTTGGATCGTGAGCGCAACAAGTATCGTGATGATGCTCGCAAGTACGCCAAGAAAGTTCAGATGATTGCAAGCCTGTTTGTTGTGCCATGTGATGATCCTGAATTAATGCTCAAGGCCATTAAGACCATTGTGGAACAGGTTAGGGGTGGGGAGAAAAGGCTTGAAAGGGGTGGTGACCAAAACCTTAAAAATACAGCTCAAACTAATGAAAACACTGCCTTCGAGGGTGGTGACCAAAAAGCCTCGCGAGGTGAGTCATGATTAAAGGAACTTGGCAAATTGTGCAGTGGTGTCCTGATCTTGTGACAAGGGAGTGGCTAAATATCGGCGTGGGCTTTCGAGAAGCTGATAATCAGTATTTTAAATTTTTAAGTGATTTCAAAAAAGTAGAAACACTCTACAACTCCGACACAAAAAACCATCTGGTTGCTGTGCTTGAATTGGTTAAGGGATTTTTAAGTAAAGGCCATTTTGATTTTTCACATCAAATTAAAATTTTAGAAATTGGATTTCAGCAAGGAATATCGGTGGAGGAGAATCTAAACCGCTCCTACGAAAGGGTTGTGACATTGCGAGGTGAGCATGAATAATAATCTAGTAACCGAGCAGGATATTCGTATGCCTCAATTCCGTGATGCGAAGCTTGAAGACTTGGAATTTGATGCATCTGGTGAAGTGGTTCGCAAGGACCGCTTTGAAAAATCCATGCGAAGAATATCAAGCATGATGCACGGGGTGAATGGACTTTCGGCTCGCAGTGGTTGGACTTGTGAACAAGTAGTGAATGCGGTTGAGGAGTTAAAGTCAAAGCTGGAGAGGTTAAAGAGCTTAATCTTGGCGCTTGAGTTAGCCCCGCAAGATGCGGAGTTTTACAATCCTGAAAGCAAGGAATATGTGAAAAATATAGATAAAGATGCTTGGGAAAAAGACAAAAAAGACTCCAATTCTTTGATTGGCTTCGAGAGTTGCCAGCATGACGAAGAATGGTCAGAAAATTCCGCATGGTTTGAATACATCAATGTTCTTGTAAGCATTGCTGATCTTAAAGCTGAGATTAGCAGCATTGCGCGAGGTGCCAATGACAAGCATTTCGGCGGCTGAGTATAGGGAAAAGTATGGAGGTGGTGGACAGCCTGCTGCTAAAGCCAAAAAGAACAAGTTCAACGCCGTAAAAGTGGAAATAGATGGGCTCATTTTTGACAGTAAGAAAGAAGCAAAACGGTACATACAGCTTAAAGCTATGCAACAGCACAAAGAGATCCACGAGCTCAAACATCACCAGTGCTTTGAGCTAGCACCTAAAACGAGAATTGCAGGAGAGAAAAGAGCAAAACCAGCATTGAGATACTTTGCAGATTTTACTTACTACACAGCAGCTGGAGAGCTCGTAGTTGAGGACGTGAAGTCTGCAATAACACGTAAAACCGCGAGCTATCGCAACAAGAAGCATTTGATGAAAACAGTTTTAAATATTGACGTTCAGGAAGTATAGGAAGGCGATTATGTTAGTTGAGAAATTTGATTTTTTAGAGTTTTTACGCCTTGCTATCGCCAGTGGTGCAGGGAATGGCAAAAAGATTTCAAAAGATATTGTATTGGGGGAAATCGCTTTACTTAAGCCGCATGCAAGAATGTGGGCTTCACTATTAGTGGAAAAAGTAGATTTTGAACGTATCGCGATTATTACACCTCCAGAAGAACAGACGGAAACATTTTATAGTAAGTATGATTTTAACTATCAGTATGAGCGCCGTATTGCGGATAAACCAGGTAAGGTAGAGTTTAAACAGGGTGAAATTAGCTCTGCTGATTTTTTCCGTGTACGTAATATTTTGGCTGGCCAGATCCATAAAGAAATGATCAAAAATAACTTTAAGCCTAATAATTGTCAGGGTGATTTAAGCAATATAGCAAAAGGAATGGCTGAGGTAGTTCTGCGTGGCCATCTTTTCGTTAAGGCGATGTGCGGAGCATGCCAAGGTATAGGAAAACTTGAGATCTATAATGGTGAAGGTTATCCGTCAGGTTCAAAGTTTTGTCTAAAATGTGAAGGTACAGGTAAACGGCCATATACAATTAACGAAAAAATGAAAGTTGCTAAATTAAATCTAACTAAGGCTGGTTATAAATACGGCTATGAAAAATATGAGCGTTTAGGAGAGTCTATAGTTGCTCAATGGGAAAATGAAATTAGAGATAGGCTAACTCGCTCATTTCATTTTGAGTTCACAGAAGATAGAAAAGTACTTGCTTGACACAGACTTAACACTTGAGTATAAGTATTTCTAAAATGGGCGTTTTATAAATTGATCGCCCGGTAAGAATTTTAAAGCTCGCATTTGCGGGCTTTTTTATTTACTTAATAAATCTTTTTGTAGTCTCCCAAACCGTCATAATTGATGCCCAGTTTGCGATTAGAAAGCCCAATGATTTCAAAGCCGTAATCGATATTGTATTTTTGGCCTGTCGAAATACGATATTCAAGTAATAGCTTGAAGTTAATTTGATCATCTACTAAATAATTATCAATGTCTTGCTTAAGCAAGATAATTTCAAATTCTTTTTTGTCATTCGGCTCGAAAATAGTTTCTCTCAAATGACCTTTATGGAAAGGCAATATACTACTTAAATAAAAGCTGGATACTTTCTCTCCATTATTTTTTATAGAGATTTTTATAATTAAATATTCATCTTTAGGTAAAAAATTATAATCTTCATACAAAAAGGCACTTTGAAGATTTCTTGAGGGCTTACAACTCACAACTATTTCAAATAAAGGTTGAGCAGAATGCTCACGCTCTTTTTGTTCAGCTTTTAAAATTTCAAGCTGCTCTCTTTGAAAATTTAACTGTTCAACAATGGCTAGATTACTTTTAGCTAAAGCTTCCCCTTGCTGTTTATATCCTAAAACAAGAAAAAGGAATGCTAAGGGTGCAAAGATTCCGGCAAGAAAGTCACCTAGTTCATTAGAATCAAGCATAACTTTTTGTGAGGGATTGCCTAACCAGAATATTAGTGTATAAATAGCCACAAACAAGAGATAGGTCAAAATCCATAATTTTGTTGTTTTGAAAGATATATTTTTCATAATTAAGATAAATATTAAATTTTATTTATTATACATTGATCTTTTTAAATTCTTGTCACCACTCCTAAGTAGATATGATGAAAAAGTCTAATTAGCTGCTTCATGTTATAGTCTCCCCAGATAAGATGAATTGGCATGAAAATTTGTATCGTGATGATCTTGATGGATAAGTTATAGAGCGTCCGGGATTGATATTAAAGCATATATAATCAATAACTTATTATAAAAATACTTTTGCTTTTTTATTAAACATAAGATAGGTTAAGGGAATATTCTAAAGGAGTTTGTTAATGAATATTTACACGCCCGGTTTCACTTTTACTGTTTATCAAGATGGTATGTCGAAAGAGTTAACCGTACAGGATTGGCTCGCTCCAGAGAACGATAATCCTGATCTAGTCACTAGAATGTTTAAAGATTCATTTGGAATTTTTTACTTATTTGCTCGTGGCAAATTTTATGAAATGACAGGTGATAAAGTTCAAAGTAATAATGTTTGGTATAGGATTTAAAAGATCTATGCCGTACTCAATACATAATATTTTGTTTAATACGCCCCTTTTTAAGGGGCTTCTTTTTGGGGGAAACATGAACACAGGAAGTGTAATGAACTCAAAAACTTTGCTAAACCAACTGATTTAAAGCGATATTATTGGGATTGACGCAACCTGGATACTTGAATATTTTCGTTGTTCAAAATAATGAATATTGGGGTTTGATATGTTAATTAAAATTGATGATTATGTTCTAAATACAGATAAAATCACAAAAATATATGTAGATAAAGATGGTAAGTATGTGGTTGTTTACTTCTCTGAAAATGACAAAATAACATTTAACTTCCCTCATCATGAAAGCCAGCATAGCTTCTTGGAGAGAATTGGCTTAAAAACATACTTTGCTTAAAGCTTAAGATTTACAAGGCCTCCTTCGGGAGGTTTTTTAATGGGTGTAAGTTATGGATATAGATCAATACAAAGCTCTAACCCGAAAAAAGCCATTAAAAAAGGTACCAAGAGCAAAGCCATTACCTAAGGCAACTCAAAAATATCTCGAAGCCCAAG